AAGCATTACTAATCGTATCCGCCCCGAAGTGGGTTAACCTCCACTTCATTAATGGGGATAGCGAAATAACAATAGCAGTAAAAGGTTTATATCAAACAGTAGGTGCCTTTAAAGGTTCTATTGAGATATCAACTGACGAACCAGACAATGAATTAATTCGTTGTACTATTATTAAAGCATAATCTAGCGAGGATTAATATGTTAGCTACTAACCATTCCTCAGCCGGCAGTTATTCAGCAGAGAATGATCGTTCTCAAAGAATAGCGGCTCTTTCAACTTCTGTTGGTGCTATTGTAGGTCGAGCTAATCGCGGACCAGTCAATGAGCGTACACTGATTACAGATAAAGAAATTCTACGTACAACATTTGGTATTAAAAATCCAAAGTTGGGTAAAGAGCTTTACTGTGCAGAAGATTTCTTAGAAGAAGCCAGTCGACTGTACTACACGCGTGTAGCAAAAAACGCATTATACGGAGGTGTTAAGTTATCTATCGAAGATAATTTCTTAGTGCTGAAACCCGTAGCCGAAGGTTTTGAAGACCCTTCTGAAATTTCACTTGCTCCATCGGACATTGCTTTGTTGCATGGTGTGAATCCCGGCGCTTGGAATAATGATTTGCGAATTGTTATGTATCCAGACACCGATGACCTTACCAACTCTAGTGCGATCTTACGTATCTATGAAGGTGAGTCAACAATTGCAATAGAAGAATTTTCTGTAGCAACTAAATACATGTTAGCCGGTAACGGTAATCAAATGTACATTGAGTCAGTTATTGATAACAGCTCAGATGTGATTGGTATTGTATTTAATGAAGATAACGCCGCACTTGCACTTAATGAAGATGCATTTGTTTTAAACTCTATCGTAGATGGTGTTATGACAGGTGGTGATAATGGTGGCGTAGTTAACGATTCCGATATTATGCTTGCATGGGATCTTTATGCAGACTGGGAAAAAGTTACAATCAATATGATGATTAACGCAGGTTGGACTTCTCAACATGTACACCGTCATATGGATATGGTTGCTACTCAACGCCAAGACTGTATTGCAATTCTTGATATGCCTTCGAATGAACAAGCTATCCAAGATGCAGTTAACTATCGTCGTAACACACTAAACTTAAATACTTCTTATTCTGCAATGTACACACCAGATTTATTGGTGCGTGACTATGATAACGGTGTAGATGTTTGGGTTCCACCAAGTGGTAAAGTTGCCGCGCAATATGCATTAACTGACCGCGTATCAAATGCATGGTTTGCTCCTGCCGGTTTCACACGTGGTTCATTGACAGGTGTCAAAGCTTTACGTGAAGAGTACAACTTAGGTATGCGTGATATGGCTACCGAAAACCAAATCAATACTATCCGTTCTATTACGGGTAATGGTACTGTTATTTGGGGTGCTGACACAATGTACTCACAACCAAGTTCATTAAATGATATTGGTGCTCGTCGTTTACTTTGTATGTTACATGGTGCAGTTCGTATCAATAGTTTATTCCCTCTTTATGAGCCAGGCGATTCTTTACTTCGTGCTAAGATGACTCAAGAAGGTAATGATCTATTACAACCTATTATGGATGGTCGAGGACTTTATTGGTTCGAGGTTATTTGTGATGAGCGTAATAATCCTAATAACTACATTGCTAATGGTGATATGGTTATTGATTACTATCTCGATATCACTCGCTTTACTAAGCGTATTCACATTAACGCAAATGTTGCGGCAACAGGTCAAATTGATTTTGCTGCCTCCCTCGTTGAAAAGTCTTAAGGAGATCTTCCAATGTCAAAAGTTACACTCGTCGAAGCAACGGGAATCAAAGATCCATTGTTATCTGATAACTATGAATTACTGATCCCGAATCCACCGGCCGGTTCTGCGGAAGCTTTACGTATCCATTGTAAATCTGCTTCAAAGCCTGGCTCAACAATTGAAGAACAACTAGTTGAAGTATTTGGTCATAAGTTGCTACACGTTGGTAAACATTCTTACTCTGGTAGTATGTCTGTTACTTTCGTAGAAAACTATTTAATGGTTATCACAACAGCTCTTAATGATTGGGCACAAATCTGTCGAAGCACTCAAACGCAATCAGGTGCCTTCAAAGAAGAGTACGCTACCGATGCAACATTTATTATCTACGGACAAGATGGTGCAAAAATCGGCGAATACTTAATCAAGAACATCTGGCCTAAAACAGTTCCTGACCATGCGTTCGATAGTTCTGCCTCTGCTTTAGAAGCGGCGACTGAATTCGCATTCGATTGGATTGAGAAAAAATCATAAACTAGTAATAACTAATAACTGGGGGCTTCGGCCCCCTTTTGAGGTTTAATGTGCTATATTTATCCTTAAGTGCAAAACAAATAAATGTCATGAGCTATGCATGGTATAGATTTAAAGGTAAAGTTAAGAAAGTCTATAAAGAACATCATAGATCTCTTGAGTGCGAATTGACACCTAATGAAGTATTCGGAATTAAGCGAATAGGTAAGAAGTTTAAGTTAGTTGATAGCTCAGACTTATCAGCCTTATTCACATTAAATCCAAAAGAAGCTGAAAATCTACTCAAACGTAGTAAAGGGTATGGTGGTAAAATCAATGGGGTCAAAGCTCCAAAGGGAGCACCGTATCCGCCAAAGAAATCATCAACGCCGAAGGGTAATTCACTAACTATTACAGAAGCTACCCCACCAAAAGAACCTATTACTAATAAAGATGGTGCCAATGCCTTACGTAAACTTATTAAGATTAAGTATGCGGGACTATCTCGTTCTAAGTTGTTAACGGTTACGGACTTCGACAGTGAAAAGCGTTTTATGATTGATGTAACTCCTGCATTACGAGCCTATATGCGTACCAACAAACAACCTTTGTCAGAAGCTTATAATATATGGGCAGATGAGTTAGAGGAAGTTATTGAAAAAGCTATACCTAAATCAATCGCAGAGATCGAAGCTATCAAAGGCAGTAAGGGTAACTGGGTTTATACTCTAACTCTAGTTTTAACCTAGGAGAAAACTAAAATGGCTATATCAGAATTACTTACCAAGAAGAGTACTGGGGCTATCAATAACAGACCAGAGAGAATGCAAATTTCTGTTATTGATAGCATCTATAAAGGCCATGGGTCACCTATATTTGATCACATGTGGATGGTAAAGTCTCTTCCTACATTTGAAGGTAAAACAATTCCAATTCAATATGTACTTGGTGTCGAATTACCTTTTCCTGGCCTCGGTGTAGATCAAACAGAAGTAGCCGCAACAACTATTTCTTTTCCCGACAAATCAGAAGTTGTTGCGTTCAGCATGAGCATACATGAAGATAGTAAAGTAAGAACAGTTGCTTGGTTACTCGCATGGCAGGCTAATATACAAGATCCATATACTGGACTTTATTACCTTCCCACAAAATATAAGCGAGATATACCCGTTGCTATTTATAATACAAGGGGAGAAGAAATAATGACAGCACTGTTAAAAGGTGCTTGGCCAAGTACAATATCTAGTTGGGATTTACAAGGTGGTGGTAGCGGAATGATCCGTAACTCTGTAAGTTTTAACTGTGACGCATTTATCCCCAATATAGGAAGTTAACATGATTACTTTAACATTAGACCAATTAACATCTCGCGGTATTGGCTCTGGTTTACTACCCGAGACCGAAATCTTAATTGAAAAGTTTACTCTTACTTCATTAACAATGTGTAATGAAAGTGTAGAGACAAAGAACTACCAAACATTCATTGATGCAGTCTCCGAACATGTGTCTGTTGATATAAATGTTTTGAGCATCCGTGATTTCTTTCAAATAGTTGCGGCAATACGCTGTATAACTTTCCCTGCTAGTCCAATTACAATGTCTTGGAATTGTGTTGGTGTAATGTTTAAGTATGGTGAAGTACTTTCTTCTCCTGCAGACCTAATGGATATGCTTTCACAAAACCCAGAAGAGAATCCAGACAACTGGCTACCTATTGAATGTGGTACAGATAATATCCATACTCTTGAGTTCGCAGACCTTGAGTCTAAACAACTCCCAACAGAAATTGATTTAGATCCACGTTTAGATATTCCACGTGTAGGTCTTTTATCTGAGTACCGTAAGTTATGTGCTGAACCTCGTTACTCTAGAATAGTTCCTGCCGTTGCTTGGCTAAAGGCGGGTGAAACAATAGAAGATAAGTTACGTATCTTACATAATGATATGGACTTATATGATATATGCAGTCAAGCAGCCGCTAAATATCCACACGGATTAGTAAGTAGCACTTCGTCGGTTTGTACTTGTTGTGGAACTGAGGTTAAACAACCTCTATACATCGACAATACTTCTTTCTTGCGTAACCTGTCTTGAATATAGATACACGCTTTGCGAGTATGGGTGGCATACCTACACAGTACATGTACTACTCGTTTAAAGATATACTCATAAGACCATTCTCCGTACAAGATTTATCGTTGGTATTTAAAGGTGTTCAACATAAACGTATTGCTCATATTATCAGAGCTATGGATGCCTCAGTGGATATCGACATAAATGAACTTACAGATGGAGACTTTCTATTTTGTCAAGCACATGCACGTGGTATTTCTTATCCTTCCTCGAACATAACAGCTACATGGAATTGCCACAGACCAGTAGTTCGATATAAAGATAAGATAGTACGTAAACCTTTTGCTTTAGAACTAAATGAAGCCGAGTTGGC